TACATCCAACATCGGAGCTGTACGATTATTGCTATGTAACGCTTCACAGCAGAAAGATTCAAGAATAAATGAAAAGTTATCTTGCTAATTTTAGAAAAAAAGATGGATCGCTAAGAAATATGCACTTTGCTAAATTAAAAGACTTGCCACCAGGTTTTTTAGATGCTAAAGTAAAGGGCAAGAAACCACCGGTTCTAAACGAAGGTGCAGAATTGGTTTGGGATCTAGATGCACAAGAATTTAGAGTATTCAATTGGAATACTGCTCTTGGAGAAATCCAAGAAAAAGAAGTGAATTTTGTTCTTTAACTCTCCATTTAAGTGTGGTAGAGTACATAACAGTTCGGCGGGATATTTACCGACCGACAAACAGGAGAAATAACATGGGTATTGACGTTAAAAAGATGAAGGCGAAGCTAGATGCACTAAACAACAAGGGCGGTAACAAGACTTCTTTCTGGAGTCCAAAAGAAGGCAATACATACACAGTCCGTGTAGTTCCTACACCAGACGGTGATCCATTCAAGGAATATTGGTTTCATTATGAACTAGGAACTCAAGGCGGCTTCCTATGTCCAAAGAAGAACTTTGGAGATACCTGCGCTGCTTGTGATTTTGCAAGCAAGCTATATCGTGAAAAGAATGAAGAAAGTGCCAAGATGGCAAAGAAGTTCCTACCTCGTCAGCGTTTCTTCTCACCAATCGTTGTTAGAGGTGAAGATAACGAAGGCGTTAAGGTTTGGGGATACGGCAAGAATGCGTATCAAGATCTAATCAATCTAGTCCTAAATCCTGACTATGGTGATATTACTGATCCTGAAGAGGGTCGAGATCTAACTCTTTCAACCAGCAAAGCGCCAGGTCAGTCATACCCAATGACAAAGATTACTGCTAGGGTTAAGACCACTAAACTATGTAATGGCACTCCAGACGAATGCAGAGATCTTCTAGACTCTATTCCAGATTTTGATAAGCTACATCCACGTAAGACCTCTGAAGAGGCTGGGGTGATTCTAGATCAATATCTAGCTGGTGATCGTTCAGAGGAAGATACTGAAAAAGATTCAAGTGAGACTGTTAAGTTTGGTGCCAAGCCTGTAGCAAAAACTACAGCTAAAAAGTCAAATCCGGTAGATGATGCCTTTGCAGAACTTGGACTTGATTCTTAACAACTAAAAATTAGTGTAGTATAACTAAGGGAGTAGGTGAAAAATCTACTCCCTTTTTTTTAAGGTTTTATATGGAAAAAATAATAAATATGCTCAAAAAATACGATTGTATTTTAGAAGGCACTAAGATTAAACACAAATCAGGTAAATATTTTAAATTTACGTGGGAACAGATAGATCTAAGAGAGAATTCTTCTTCATACCCAGTAGAAGAAACTCTATTACAAATACTAGAAAAAGAAATAAAAAAAGCAGTAGGAGAATTAAAAAATGGCTAAAAAAGCGACAAGTTCAGCGGGTAAAATATCAATCGCAGATATGCGAGCGATGATTAACAAAAAAGCAGGAAGAGAGGTAGCGTTTGACCTACAAGAAGAAAATCCTACCGAAGTCACTGAATGGATTTCTACAGGATCACGTTGGCTTGATTCCATTATATGCAGAGGCAAGTTGGCTGGCATCCCTGTTGGAAAGATCAGCGAGCTTGCTGGTGAGAGTTCTAGTGGAAAAAGCTACATGGCTGCACAAATCGCAGCAAACGCCCAGAAACAGGGCATCTCAGTAGCCTACTTCGACAGCGAAAGTGCAATCGATCCAGACTTTCTTGCTAAAGCTGGTTGTGACGTAGAGAACCTACTTTATCTACAAGCAGACTCAGTAGAGTTTGTTCTTCAAACTATTGAAGATCTGCTTAAATCAACAGATGATAAGTTTTTATTTATCTGGGACTCAGTTGCATTGACTCCTTCAAGGACAGATCTAGAGGGAGATTATGACCCCAATTCTTCAATGGCAGTTAAACCTCGTATTTTGTCAAAAGGTTTGTCTAAACTTATTCAACCAATTGCAAATAAACAAAGTGCGCTTCTTGTGTTGAATCAGCTAAAAACAAATCTAAACGTACAAAATCCAAAATATGCCACGGATAGCGAGAAATATACAACTCCAGGCGGAAAAGCGCTAACCTATTCATATAGTTTGCGTATTTGGTTAACTGGTCGTAGAGCCAAAGATAGTTTCGTAACTGACTCTCGCGGATATCGAATTGGTTCAGAAGTTAAAGCGAGACTTGAAAAATCTCGCTTTGGAACACAGGGTCGAGAATGCTTATTCCGTATTATGTGGGCAGACCATGTTGGTGTTCTAGATGAAGAGAGTATCTTTGAAGCAGTTAAACCATTCCTAAAACAAAGCGGTGCATGGTATGAAATTGAAGTCGATGGTAAACCAAAGAAATTCCAGCAATCAGGCTGGGAGAATCTACTAAAAACAGATGAAGCCTTTAAGAAGGCAATCACAGATTTAATGGATCAAGAAGTGATTGTTAAGTTCGATAATAGAGAAGGCGATTCAAAGAATTTTTATAACGTAGAAGGTGTAGAATCAACTGGCGAACAAGAACTTTTAACTGATTAAATTAGATCCCACCTTGATAAAAATTTAAGGTGGGATCTTTTTTTAGAAACTATTTATTTTATATGTTTTTAACCCACAGGAGAAAGGAGACATGGAAAACCAAGAAGTACCACAAACAACAGCATCAGTAGTACAACCAGAAAGTGCAGCAAGTGAACTAGCAGCGTTAAAGGATATTGCTGGCGGTAATAGCACATTAACAGTAGTATTAGCTCTTATTGCAGTTGTCGGCGGTGGTGCCGGTTGGAAGTTTTGGAATCAACGTGCTAAATTAAAGCATGAAGAAGAAATGAAAAAACTTGAAATCGAAGCTGAAGTTGCTAGATCAAAAGCAAAAGCAGCAGCCTTTAAAGAAAAGGTAAAAAGCACAAAAAAATCAAAAGAATAATCAGATATGGAAAACGAAAATAAACCCTTATGTAATTTTCCTACTGATGGAACTTGCTTACCTATACAGGCTCTTATAGAGGTTAAAGATTGTATTGTTCCCCCTGGATCGTGTTTTGGAGTACAGGAAACAATAGTAGATAAACACGGACACGAAGTTGAAGCAGAATGGAAACAAGACGCTCATGGTGACTGGGTTCCAATGTCAGATGAATGTGATCACAAAGACACTCCAGAGTATATTGCTGAACATGCAAAAGATAAAATCCTAAAACAACATAAAATGACAAAATACACACAGCCAGTATTATTGGACACAAATACAGAGATAGCTACTTCAATAGAGGTTCAAACAGTTGCGGTAGTTGAACATCCGCATGTAGATATAAAACCTCCTCCAAAGCCACCAATGAGCCTAGAAGCTGCTTTACCAATGTTAAGTGGCGCTATTGCAGGAGTTGTATCATCTGTTGGTGGACCAATGTTGATGAATCTCTTAAAGAATTTCTTAAAGAATAAATTTAAGAAAGGTGGAGACTCTTCTCAAAAAGAAGAAGAGAAACAAGATGAGCCAACAGATTGTAAAACACATCAACTTAAGAGTAATGCAAAACTTGTGGCTATATCAAAAAGAATCACAGCACTTGAAGGAAAGATTGGAAATATCCCAGTAAAAACAGAAGAGGAAGAAGAAGGCTTCTCTTTTGGAGCAGAAGATTTTGAAGATTTTAAAGATAGAATAGAAAAGCTAGAGAAAATGTTGGCTAAGAAGAAAAGTTAAAACTATTTATCTCTAAATTCTATAGGAGAAAATAGATGAAAATTTCAAAAGAATACTTAAAAAAAGTTATTATGGAAGAATTAGAACAAGAAGCTGGTATTAAGACAGGAGTTGCAGCCGGTGTAGCAGCAACAATGATAAGCCTACCAGCGATTAGCGCACTTGTAACAAGTTATAGAAAATTTGAAACAGAAGCTAAAGCAAAAGTTCAACAGTTACAGAAACAAAACGTAGATATAATTGGAGCTATACAAAAATTAAAAGATGATCATGGTGCTCTAATTAGCGATACAGAAATCCGACAGCTCTCTTTGAGAGGAAAAGGAAAAACGATAAATCCAGCTCCATACATGAGATTTTTAGAATTAGCAGGACAGATTGAACTTAGCGATGAACAAATAGCAAAGATTCTTAATCCTCAAAAATAAAATAAATAGACATTGACAGTCTAAACCCACTGTGGTACTATGCTTCCACAGTGGGTTTTTTATTGGAGATTACATGAGTTTAGGCGTATGTTGTCAGTGGCTAGAGGAGCGAACTAAACGAAATGGTGAAGTTGTATTAGAAAACATTATTAACGAGAAAAGTCTTCAACTAGGGGCATATAAAGATGGTAAATACTCAAGAGAAAGAATTATTGAAACATATCGAAACAATGTCGCAGAACATTTGCGAATTTTACCTTACCTCAATAAAGCACGCATCAAATCTTTCAGAATGTCGTCGAGCCTATTGCCGCTTTATGACTTCTGTGGAAACTATGCATTGGACGATGGAGAGCTTCTGGGACAACTCAGAACTCTTGGACAAGCGTTTAAAGACTCTGGAATCCGAGTCACAACCCATCCGGGACAGTTCACAGTTCTCTCCAGCGACAAAAGCTCTGTGGTAGAAAATTCAATTAAAGAGCTTGAATACCACGCTTGGATTTTTGATCAGATGGGCTTTGATCAAACTACATATTACGCAATTAATATTCATGGCGGCAAATCAGGTCGTATAGAACAATTGATTGACGTAATTAAGTCACTAAGTCCATCAGTAAAAAATAGACTAACTCTAGAAAACGATGAAAAGTGCTATTCTGTAAAGGATTTAAATGCTGCTGTTTCAGCTTGTAATGTACCTATTGTTTTTGATAGCCATCATCATGTTTTTAATGACGGTGGTCTTAACTTGGCTAGTGCATATAGTATGGCGATTGATAGTTGGAATGGCGTTAAGCCTCTACAACATATTTCTAATAGTGAAATTGGCACTGAGACAGCGGCATTCAATCAAAAACGAGCACATTCAAAAATGATCCATAAGGTTAATTCAGTACAATTATATGCGATGAGAAATAACTTAATTGATGTTGACGTAGAAGCAAAAAATAAGAACATTGCTGTTCTTGACATGAGAGAAAAATTTAGTATCGAGGTGTAAAAATGAAACAAGAATTATCAGAAAAATTATTTAAAGCGTATCCAAAAATCTTTCCTAATGCAGTAAGCAAAGACGAACAACACATTAGTGAATATGAACTTTTTAGCTTTCAGGTAGAAGATGGATGGTATGATATAATAGAAAATCTATGTTATACCATCCAGAATCACATAGATAGCCGTGAAACGTATCTTTTCCATAAAAAGAATTCTGGTGGAGAAGTTAAAGATTCTGATTACATTCCACAAGTCGTAGCGGTTCAAGTGAAAGAAAAATTTGGCGGACTCAGATTTTATGTATCAGGGGGCGATGAATTTTGTCGTGGCGCAATATTTATGGCTGAAGCTTTATCGCATCATACTTGTGAACTATGTAGTTCAAAAGGTGAACTTAGAAAAGGTGGATGGGTGCGAACTCTATGTGATCAGCATGAAGAGGAACGAAAAGCGGGAAAATAAAATAATGATTCTAAAGTGGATTTTTAATGTTTTTAATGAAAAGGATGAACAAATGAAAACAAAAGTTTTGAATGGTTGTTATATTGTTGTTGACAAAGATGGAGATTTTGTAGATGCTTGTTCCGCAAGAATGCCAGCAAATACGCTAGATGCTGTAGTTGAAAGAGTTAAGTTTACGCATCCAGAAAACGCACCATTTAGAATTATTAAATGGACTGGATATGAGTTTGTCGAAGTAACACCAGTATCATAGGAGAAAAGATTGATGATTTATAATGTTGTATTGTATTCAAAGCTCTTAGGTAAGACAATTGTTAGAGTAACAGGATTTGATGGCAGACCTTTAAAATTTACGGATTACCGTTATGCGGAAGCCGCAGTAAATGATTTTAATAGCGCAGAATCAATGAGAGATAACGAAGATATGCAATATCGAGTAATTGAGGACAAAGGTGATTAAATATATTTTGTTCTTGAGTGTTATATTTTCATGTGCTACGGTAAACTATAAAGATCGTAAAGAAGACATAAAAGACTCTGCTTTCTGTAAAAACACACATCAATATGATATTCATAGAGATGCTTGTATGAGGTATTAGTGGATAAAAAGAAAGTTCTTATCATTGACGGAAATAATAATTATTTTAGAGCATATATCGTAGATCCTAGTGTTTCCACCAATGGTCAGCCTATTGGTGGAATTACTGGTTTTTTAAAGATATTACAAAAATTAACAAGAGAAATAGGTCCAAGTCGCATCATAATCTGTTGGGATGGTCAAGGTGGATCAACAAAAAGAAAATTAATGAATAAAAACTATAAAGACGGTAGGAAGCCTATCCGCCTTAATAGGAATATCCAGAATCTCTCAGACAATGAAGAGATTGATAATAAGATCTGGCAGATGACTAGATTAGTAGAATATATTAATCATATGCCAGTTATTCAACTTCTATTAGATGGGGTTGAAGCAGATGACATTATATCCGCAATAGCTCAACATAAGTCATTGAAGGATTATAATAAGGTAATTGTCTCAAGTGACAAAGATTTTATTCAGCTATGTGATAATTCGACTGTTCTGTATCGTCCTGTGCAGCATGAAATTCTTAACAAGAAAAAAATAGTTGAGGAGTATGGAATACATCCAGCAAATTTCTGTCTTGCTAGGGCGCTATCTGGTGATAAATCAGATAATATTGATGGAGTAGATGGCATCGGTTTACCGACTGTTGCCAAGAGATTTCCTATTCTTTCAGAAGAGAAAAGTTATACAATAGATGAACTTTTAGATTATTGTACAAAAGCAGAATCTAAGGTAAAAGCCTATAGTAATATTCTTGAGCAAAAAGATAAAGTTGTAGAAAATTATAAGATTATGCAGTTAGCTATTCCAAATATATCAGTTCAAGATTCCATGAAGATTGACTATGCTATGCATAATAGTGAATGTATGTTTAACAAACTGGACATTGTTAAAATGATGATCCATGATGGTTTTCCATCGCTAAATCTAGAAGAACTTTTTGTTCACATGAAAAAGATAGTAGTTGAGAACTGTTAAGGTCTGTGCTATATTGTTGAAAAGTTGAGGTCATGATGTCGTTTGTTAATGAGAAAGCTTCGTTTGAAAAGTTTGGAAAAGTATTTCAAGAAAATTTAGTACAAATCATGCTAGATGATCGTATGTTTTGCGATCAGATCAGTGAAGTTCTAGATATTAACTTTCTAGAATTGAAATATCTTCGTGTTTTTGTAGAAAAAATGTTTGCATATCGTAAAAAGTATGGAACGCATCCATCTAGAAACACAATTACTACAATTCTTAGATCAGATCTAGATAAAGAGAATGAATTACTACAAAAACAGGTACGTGAATTTTATGCTCGTATTGAATCTAATGAATTTTCACTAGATGGTGAAATGCATATTAAAGATATTTCACTAGATTTTTGTAAAAAGCAGAAGCTAAAAGAGGCAATGATTAAAAGCGTAGGTTTGATTCAAAATTCATCCTACGATGAGATTAGTAAAATTATCAATGACGCTCTAAAACTCGGTACAGATAACGATCATGGTTATGATTTCTTGTTGGACTTTGAAAAAAGATTTCAAATTATGGCGCGTAATCCAATTAGTACAGGATGGGATCTTATCGACAATATTACAAAAGGCGGTTTAGGTCGTGGAGAGCTTGGTGTAGTTGTTGCTCCGACTGGAGCAGGTAAATCTATGGCTCTCGCACATCTTGGAGCTATGGCTTTACAGCAAGGTTTAAACGTGGTACATTACACGCTTGAACTACAAGATAAAGTTGTAGCTCTCCGCTACGATTCATGTATTACTGGCATCCCAATTGCTCAAGTTCAAGAACAGAAAGAGCAAGTATGGGAACTAGTAAAAGATGTTCCTGGAAAACTTATTGTTAAGGAATATCCAACCAAGAGCGCATCGACCAATACATTAAAAAATCATCTTGAGAAATTAAAAAGAAAAGATTTTCGCATTGATATGGTCATTGTGGACTACGGCGATCTACTTAAACCTGTCTCTACTCAAAGAGAAAAAAGAAACGAATTGGAGAGCATTTATGAAGAACTTAGAGGACTCGCACAAATCTACGGATGTACACTCTGGACCGCCTCTCAGACTAACCGTAGCGGACTTAATGCAGAAGTCATTACAATGGAGTCAATTAGCGAAGCCTTCAACAAGTGTTTCGTCGCAGATCTCATCTTCACAGTCTCCAGAACAATAAAAGATAAGAATACTAATGAAGGTCGGATCTTTGTTGCAAAGAACCGCAACGGACCCGATGGATTAGTATTCCCAATTTTCATGGATACAAGCAACGTGAAGATCAAAGTGCTATCTCAAAGCACCGAAACAGCAAGTGAAATTATTGAAAGTGCAACCAAAAAGCAAGAAGAGAATCTAAAGCAAAAGTATAAAAGTTTTCGTAAGGAACAAAAAGCATCATAGGAGAATAAAATGAAAAAAGTATTAATGTTTAGTGCGACATGGTGTGGGCCGTGCCGTCAAGCGAAGCCAGTTTTTAATGAACTAAAAGATAGCAAGCCAGATGTTGAATTTGAAGTTGTAGATATTGATGAAAATCACGAACGAGCAGTGCAATATAATATTGCTGGTGTTCCAACTTTTATTGTCTTGGAAGAAGGCGTAGAAGCTGAACGACTTGTTGGCGCTGCAAATGTAAGTAAACTAAAAGAAATTCTATAAGAGGAATATATTATGTCAAATTGGTCTAATCTAGCTAAAGTTGTATACAAAAGAACCTATGCCCGTAAAGATTATGGTGCATTAGAGAATTGGAGTGATACAGTCGAGCGTGTTATTTATGGTAACGTAACTGGTCATGAAGTTAGTCCACAAGAGATTGAGCGCCTACGTTATTATCTAACTGAACGTAAAGCTGGTCCTGCTGGTCGTGGTTGGTGGTATTCAGGTGCTCCAAGCCATAAAAAACTTGGCGGTGTTGCTCTTAATAACTGCTGGTTTACAGCGGGTGATGACTGGTCAAATTTCGTACTTGCTCAGGATCTGCTAATGTTAGGCGGTGGTGTTGGTATGTCAGTTGAACACCGCTTTGTCAGCAAACTACCAAAAGTTAAACGCGATGTACATATTGTAAATCGTGATAGCAAAGACGCAGACTTTATCGTCCCAGATAGTCGTGAAGGATGGAATGAACTAACCCGTCGTATTTTGGAGTCATATTTTGATACTGGTAAATCTTTTAGCTATTCTACTGTATGCATTCGTCCTGCTGGCGAGCCTATTAGTGGCTTTGGAGGTTCTTCAAGCGGTCCAAAACCTCTTATCGCATTTGTCGAAAAGCTATGCACAATCCTCAACGCCAGAGGCGGCAAACACGTTAAGCCTCTTGACGCGGCAGATATCCTATGTTCAATTGCTGAAATGGTTGTTGCCGGTAATGTTCGTCGTTCAGCTATTATTATTCTTGGCGATCCTTGGGATAAAGAGTACCTAAAGGCTAAACGCTGGGATCTTGGTAATATTCCAACTCAACGTGCTATGGCGAACTTCTCAGTTGTTGTAGATGATGTTGACGATCTACATCCATTATTCTGGAAAACATACGAAGAAGGTGAACCATTTGGTATCGTAAATCGAACCAATATGCAAAAATATGGTCGTATGGGTGAAGAGAAATATGACCCAGCAATTGGCGTAAATCCATGCTTAACAGGCGATTCTCTTGTTATGACCACAGTAGGTGAAAAAACAATTCAAGAATTAGCCGAAATGAATGCTAATTTTGAGGTCTACAGCTACGATGAAGAAAAACAAGAAGTAGTTATTAAAAACGCTATTGCGTTCAAGACAAAGGAAGATGCTCAAATTATGAAACTTAAGACAAAATCTGGTAAAGAGATTAAACTCACACCAGACCACAGAGTCTTAACTCAAAGAGGCTGGGTAGAAGCACAAAATCTGACTCTTGAAGATAAGCTATATAAAATTTCATAAATAAAATGATGAATCCGTGTCCATTAGACTACTTATATTAGGAGAACCTAATGGACACGGATTCATATGATTTAGATACAGCAAAAGAGTTAATAAACAAAATATACTTTTCGGAAATTCTTGCAGAAAGAAAAAATAAAAACGGATCTATACAAAAACTGTATAAAAAGGTTAATGATACAGAAGCCAAACAAGCATTAAAATCTATTTTAGAAAAAATGTATGTGGATGGAATTGGATTTAAGTTAATCGTTAAGAAAATTAACCTTCCAAATTTTACATATACCGTCTGTAGGAAGGTTTTAAAAGATCTAGACATTCAACTAAGAGTTGGAACGCACGTAATAACAGATCATCTAAAAAAAGTAAGAAGTGAAAATGCTAAGATAGACAACAATTTTACTGATTGGCCGATAAAAAGACCAGAACTATTAAAAAATAATAAAAGATTCATTGGCGGATATTATTTTAATAGATCAAAACAGAAATATGTCTTTCTTAGAAGTTCTTGGGAGTATGTTTACGCTGAATGGCTAGATAATAATAATTTTGAATGGGACGTAGAAGTAAGACAGTATGAAGTTCTCGACGGTCTAAAATATCTTCCAGATTTCTTTATTTACGAGAAAGGAATTCTAAAGAAGATAGTTGAAATAAAATCAAGTTTCTACTATACTTCCAAGGATCGCATGAAGAAATATTATGCATTCAAGGAAATTTATGAAAAAGATCTTGAGATAGAATTAATTTGTGATCTTCAAAAGATTCTTAAATTTACAGAACTGAAAACAAAATCAGCAATTGCCAAGAAGTGGAAAAAAACTAGAAAAAATTATCAGGAGATATGAGATGCACACAGTAGAATTTGAAGAAATAGATAGTATTGAATTTTTAACAGAAACAGCAGACGTATATGATTTAACAGTAGATGATACACATAATTTTTTTGCTAATGGAATTTGCGTACATAACTGTGCAGAAGCAACACTTGAAGATGGTGAGCCATGCAACCTTCAAGAAATTGCACTACCAAACCTTAATAATGAAGAAGAATTCATTGAAGCTTCACGTCTAATGCATCGCTGGGGTAAGCGTGTAACAATGGAAAAGTATCATCAACCAAAATGTGATGCTGTTGTTAAGCGTAATCGTCGCATTGGAACTGGTATTACGGGATGTCTTCAAAGCCAGCTGTTTGCACCTGATGTTCTTGATCGTGCCTATGCTGCAATCCAGGACGAGAATAAGAAATATTCAGCAGAACTAAAAATTCCAGAGAGTATTCGTACAACCGTAATTAAACCATCAGGTACAATTTCTAAAGTATTTGATTGTTATGAAGGAGTCCATCCAGGCTATTCACGTTATATTATTCAACGTGTACGCTTCTCCGCTAATGATGCACTAATTCCACTTCTAAAAGAAGCTGGACATTATATGGAGCCTGTAGTAAGATTTGACGGTAGCTTAGATCACAACACGCTTGTTGTAGATTTTTATGTTGCTGCGCCAGAAGATGCTCCAGTCGCAGATGAAGATTGGACTACTTGGAAACAATTAGATGTTGTTAAAATGGCCCAAAAGCACTGGGCAGATCAGTCAGTTAGCGTCACTGTTTATTACAAGCGAGAGGATCTAGAAGGTCTAAAAGCTTGGCTAGGACAAAATCTTAAATATCTAAAAACGATTTCATTCCTGTGTCACAGCGAACACGGCTTTAAGCAAGCTCCAAAGGAAACAATCACCAAGGAGCAATACGAGAAGCTATCAGCTAAGATTAAGCCAATTCGTGAAGAAGATGTTGGTGAAGGCAATTTAGCTGATTCGATGGAATGTGAAGGCGGAAGCTGTCCGGTGCGCTAGACAGTATTTGCCCAGTTAAATAATGAATAACAAAAAACACCCTGGCTTATTTAGCAGGGTGTTTTTTTATTTGCACACTGCAAAAAGTTGTGTTATAGTACTGCAACGCTTGAGAGAGCGAATATTATGGAGAATAAAATGAGTTCAGTTATGTCACTAAGTGGAGCCAAGGATACGAAGACCAAAGAAGAGCGGATTCAAGACTTTATTAAGTCAATTGCTGCGCTTGAGCAAGCTATTGAGCCATTTCGTGAGCAGATGAAAGATCTTAAAAAGAGCTATGTATCAAATGTCTGGCTATCAAAAGATGAAGTTAAGTCAGCGCTAAAGGCATATCGACTGATGAAGTCAGATACCGATTTTGCTCAACTAGAAGATATGTATAATAAGGTATCAAAAGGGAAGGTCTAGAATGAAATTCTATGCTAGGAATAAATATTTAGTTATTCAAGTCATTGAAGATAAAAAAGAAACAAATTCAGGTGTATACTTACCTGATGATTATGTAGCAGAGAAACAAAAACAATATAAAACAGCAAAAATCCTAGATGCACATAGGGATGGGCAATTTTATTTTGATGTTGGATGTAACATCATATTCTCAGATCTCTTGATGGAAGAATTTACAATAAATGATCAAAAAATAACGGTAATCCCTGAACATGTAGTTTATGGTGTTTTTAGAGAAGGACCAACTTATGCAATCGATTAATATTTATGATGACGGAATCGGAAAAGTGGAACTTGTTGATCATGTCGGAAGTGATTTTTATTGTTAAATAACGCTTGGGTAGGGTGTATAAGAAAAATAATAAAAGGTAAAACCTGGAAGGAATAAAAGTGAATCACGAAGATAAAAATATTAGTATAGATTTATATGGTGATGGCATCGGAAGAGTGCAGCTTGTACAATCAATGGGCTCAGATGCTACAATAGTGCGAGCAGCAAGAGTTAGTTTTGGAAAAGACGAAAACGGAGATCTTTTATCTGATAAAGATAAAAAATTAATTCGTTATCTAATAAAACATAGACACACAAGTACATTAGAGCACTGTAACGTAACTTTTAAATGTGTAGTTCCACTGTTTATCAGATCACAGCATCATCGTCATCGTACTTGGAGTTATAATGAAATCAGCCGTCGTTATACAGCAGAAAGTCTTGAATTTTATTCCCCTAAAACATTTAGAACTCAGCATTCTAATAACCGACAAGCAAGTAATGGTGACGAGCAAATTGACCCAATAGTATGGGTTCCAGAAGGGACAGACGTTCTAGGTGTGAAGGCTTCTGAGATGGTTATGATGCATCATATAAATTCTGTAAATCTTTATAACAATCTAATGGAAAAAGGCGTATGTCGTGAACAAGCTCGCGGCGTACTTCCACAGAATCTATATACAGAATATTATGCCTCAAGTTGTTTATCCAATATTTTAAAATTTATTGGACTACGGCTGCATGAAGGTGCTCAATGGGAAATACAAGTTGTAGCTAAAGCTATGCTTAAAATACTAGAAGATCTATATCCAGAAACCATTAAAGCTTACAAAGAAATTACTGGTCTTGGACAGTAAAATTAAAATAATCAGTGTCAAAGCCAAAAAAAATCTTGAGAAGGTTGACGGATCAAGATATTTCTGATATAAGAAAGAAGAAAGCAGAAGGATCAACATGTAAAGAATTATCAGAGATATTCGGCGTAAATGAAAATACTATAAGCCGAATAGCTAGAAAATTAATATATAAAGACATAGGATGATAAAAGGCGAGATAGAAAAATATGAAAGATGGATTTTAAAAAAGCCTTAAAGCTTTTGGATATTAATAATGCCAAGAACAATTAAAGCGTATTATGAAATGAAAGGTACGAAATAAAAAATGGAGCGCACTTTAGATCTAAACTATGACGAACTTGTTATTGGCGCAGATTTAAGTGCGCTCTCTTATGCTTATTCTAAAAAAATACCAATTATCTTTACAAGAAAGATTATGCCACACCAATATAATCTTGAAGATAATTTTGAAAAAGCTACAAAAAAATATGTAGAGCTAATACATAAACTTGGATTTCTCTGTCTTATGCCATTTAGTGATAAAATATATTCATTACGCTTAGAAGACAATAATACTTTAAAAGCTTCTACGCATTCAAACTTCACTTTAACTATAAAATTTAATAAATTAATTATAAGTGATGATTATAAGCTAGAAGGACTCCCAGAAAAAATAGGTAAAACATCTTACGATAATTCAGTAATAGATTATTTTACTATCGACAGAAGAGTAAGGCTGCCAGATATAATAAAAAAAAGACAGAGGGTTATCAAAAGAATAATTAATACTAAAAAAAGAGTACCAAAGGATAATGATAGAAAATGGCTTGTCATTAATTCTATTTTAACTGATGAAGAATTAAACGATTTAGAGTTTTCTGGATCTTATGTAAGATTAAGATTGATAAGAATGTATGCCCCAGAAATAACGACTTTTAATCATATACGAAGAGAGACATATTCTTTGGGTAAAAATCTATACGATCTCCCAGATAATATGAGAGTCTTGACGGAGACATTAAAAGAGATAAATCAACCAAGCGATACGCCATTGATAGAAGGATTAATATGGAAGAATTTAATAGGGACGGCCTAAAAACAATTAGGCATTTAGCGGGAATAGTACCAGTTGCAGCACCGCCATTAGAATTTAATATGCCTTGGCATGATTCAATGATGCCTATATCTCCAAATTATTTAGCTGTTGAAAGAGCTGTTTATGAGTGTTTGATGGCTGGCTGTTCAACGATCTGGATTGTTTGTCATCTAGGTATGCAGCCATTATTGAGAAAAAGGATTGGCGATTATATCTGGCTTGGAGAGAGACTTGCTTCAACAGATGTTCTGAAAAGAAGAAAATATTCTAGTATCTTCTATGTGGCAATTCATCCTAAAGATAGAGAGAAAAGAGATAGTTTAGGATGGAGTGCTTTATATGGTGCAGATAAGGCGTATAGAGTATGTTCATATCTATCAAGATGGGTAGCGCCGGATAAATACTATTGTGCTTTTCCATATGGTATAGCCCCAGAAGATTACATAAGAAAAAATCATTTTAGACTGCTGAGAAGCACAAAAAAATGTGTGTTCAGATATAATGGAAAAACTATAAAAGATGGCATACATACAAGTTTTACATTTAATGCAAAAGACTTTATAGCTTGTAGAGATTATATAAAAGCATACGCCAAGAAAACATGGGAAGAAGAATATGTTAGAACAGTTGGCGATCATTCAATCATTAAAAGGCTACGCCTTCTTAGCTTAGACCAAGTCTATGCTGAATATAGTTTAGATGATGCAGAAATTATAGACTTACCGTGGTTTTATGATATTTCAACATGGGAGGGATATAGAGAGTTTATTGCTTCTGGCAGAAATATTCAAAGTCAAAGAGAAATTTTCTTTACAGATAAGGAAAGAATGAATGACCCAGGAAGAGGAAGAAGAGCTGATTCTCTTGAAAGTGAAGACTATGAAGAGGGAGAACGAACTTTTGATGGTGATAGCTGAAGAACTTGACGACCTAATAAAAAACGGGTATACTTGTTCGCATTGTGGAGATGACACTACAGGCTTATTTTATGCCCATCAAGAATATAAAAAGTGGAAAGCAGCAGGAAAACCATGAGAACACAACATGATAATGTTTGTTTGTGGTGGAAAGATTGGCATAGTTGTTCATGTGGTTATCTCGAAGAAGAAGTACGTAATCAAAAAAAGAGTAACAATATTTGCTTAGAAATAGTAACCGGCACATTCATTATGTGTGGTGAAGGTCTTGATAACGAAAAACAATATTGCTCAACTTCTTGTTGGGAGAAAGCAAAAATAAAAAATGGATAAACCAAAATATAGATTTTCAATTAAAGTTGGTAATATGACAAATAGCTATAATCTAAACGCTGAACAGGGCGATTATGAAGCTGCTGCTAAAGAGATGCGAGAGTTTAATTGGGTCAAGATTCTAAAAAACTTAGATCTAGCATGGATTGAGGAGGTCAAGTAAAATACCTATAGAAAGGAATAACAATGTTTAATTTTGAGAGACCTAGTTTAAAAGACTTATTTAAGAAAGAAGAAGTTGTTGTAGTTAAAAAAGAATATCGAAGAAAATATAGAGTTAATTGGAGACAATTTTTTATAAATCTAACAAATCTTTTTGCTTTTTGGAAAAAGCCAATCAACAGAAGATATGCACCGTCAGTAATTGAAAAAAATATTCATAAAGATCATATTGCAGAAATGCACGACAATTTAATTGATTGTGCCGTAAAAAAAGCATCAGATAATTCTTGACCGCACAAAAAAAATGATGTACTATGCTGTTGTTAGTTACTGCTAACAGCAGCATTTTTTTTGGAAATGGGAAGGTAAATAATGACAGATAAGAAGAAAGTATCTATTCCTTTTGCATCGCTCCATAATCACACAACATTTTCGATCTGGGACGGCTTCGGCTATCCTGAAGAACATATTGATTTTGCTTATGGTAATGGCCTTGAGGGTATGGCTTTTACGGAACATGGCTCAATGAACAGTTTTTCATATGCTTTTCAAAAAGCCAAGAAGATGAAGGATGAAGGCAAGAATGATTTTAAAGTCGTGTATGGTATTGAAGCCTATATCCATCCAGATATTCCACAATGGAAGATTGATAAAGAAAAAATTCAAGAAGATGCCAAACTTGCAAAACAAATAGATGATGATATTGGTCTAGTTGTAGAGGATGAAAGCGAAACAAAGAAAGGTATTAAAAATGTTCTCAATCAAAGAAGCCACCTCGTACTTAATGCACAAAATCAAATCGGCCTCAATAACCTTTTTAAGCTGGTTTCCACCAGCTATCGTGGTGATAACTTTTATCGTTTCCCCCGTATTGATTACAGTTTACTCAAGCAATATAATGAAGGAATTATCGCCTCATCCGCTTGTATCGGTGGCATTCTTGGGAATGATTACTGGCGTAATCGGGATATGGGCGATGCCGCTGTGTATAGTGCTATGGAGAAAACTATTGAAGCGATGATGAATATCTTTGGAGATCGTTTTTATGGCGAACTCCAATGGGCAATGCTACCAGAGCAGCATATTATTAATCAGTATATCATTGCGCTCTCAAAGCAGTATGGGTTCAAGCTTGTAACTACTTGCGATGCACACTTTCCAAATCCAGATGCCTGGAAAGATCGTGAAATTTATAAGATGCTTGGTTGGCTAGGAAAAAATAAGGAAGAACTCTCTTTAAAAAACCTACCACAATCATTAGATGAAATGTCGTATCAGCTTTATCCAAAAAATGGCGATGAGCTTTTTAATTTCTATAAGCTGACTTCAAAAAAGCTTGGATTCGAGTATGACGATAATTTGATTCTTGAAAGCATCGAGAGAACCAGCGAGATTCTGAAGAATCGTATTGAAAATTATATGCCAAACACAGAAATCAAGCTGCCTTCATTTGTTATTCCAGAAGGCGAAACTGCTGATTACGCTCTTGCTAAAATTGCCGTAGAGAACCTAAAGAAGTCTGGGCTTTATAAGGATACAGAATATGTTTCACGCTTAAAGGAAGAACTATACACGATCAAAGATCGTGGTTTTTCAAAGTATTTTCTAACGATGAAAAAGATTAGCGATAAGGTATCAGCTAATCAATTGGTTGGAGCTGGCCGTGGATCAGGTGCTGGATCTTTGGTCTCTTATTTGCTTGGTATTACACAAATTGATCCAATTAAGTATAAGCTACAGTTTTCACGTTTTATCCGCAAAAACGCTAAAGACTTCCCAGATATCGATTATGATTGCGCCCATGCTATGGATGCAAAAGAGATGTTTATTAAAGAATATGGAGAAAATACTGTAGTTCCAATTTCTAACTACAATACTCTAAAGGCTCGGTCGCTGATTAAAGATATCAGTAAGCTTTATAGTATTGAGTTTCAAGAAGTAAATGATGTAACTTCAAAAATGTTAGATGAAGCTATTCCTATCTGTAAAAAGATTCATGGAATTACTGCCGGTGCTTATGACCCAACTTGGGAAGAGTTAAAAGAACACTCAGTATCTCTAAATAAATATCTACAGAAATATCCAGATATTGCCACTCACGTTGAATCTCTACAGAAACAAATTCGTAGTATTTCTCGACATGCTGGCGGTGTATTGTTTGCAGACAATCTAGATGAAAAAATGCCACTTATTAACAGTGGAGGAGTTGTTCAGACTCCTTGGACAGAAGGACAAACTGTTCGCCATCTTGAACCACTTGGGTTTATTAAGTTTGATATTCTTGGATTAACTACTCTTGATGTTATTGAGACTTGTATTCGCAATATCCTAAAAGGAAAAGGCAATAAAAATCCAACATTTGAAGATATTAAAAAGTATTATGACGAAAAGTTACATCCTTCTACTATTGATCTAGATGATCAAAATGTATATGATTATGTATTCTGTCAAGGAAATTTCTGTGGAACATTCCAATTTACAAACAATGGAGCGCAGAGATTCTGTATGGAAGCAAAGCCAAAAAGCATTGTAGACATTTCAGCCATTACTTCTATTTATCGTCCTGGTCCACTATCTGCAAATGTCGATAAGAAATACATTGAGGCTAAAAACAACCCAGGAGATATTGAATATGCGCATGATTTAATTAAAGAAGTAACCGAGCAGACATATGGATTCCTTGTCTTTCAGGAACAACTTAGCCTATTGGCTCATAAGCTTGGTAAAGATATTTCTCTAGATGAAGGCAATGAGTTACGTAAAGTTCTTACTAAAAAAGGTACTGGCAAAGAAGCACAAGTAAAGGAGAAATTGTATGGAAAATTTATTGATGGTTGCAGAGAAAAAACTATTAAGACCGTCGATGCAGAAAATCTTTGGAAGAATATGGAATTTTTCTCTGGCTACGGCTTTAACCTCTCTCACGCTATCTGCTATTCCATTATATCTTATCAGTGTGCCTATCTTTTTTATTATCATCCTGCTGAATGGCTAGCTGCATTTCTAGATAAAGAACCAGAAGCCAAGAAAGAGAATGCTATTGCAACGGCAAAAGGTTTCGGGTATACTATTAAAAAACTAGACATTAACTCATCTGGTGTTGATTGGGAGGTAGATCCAAATAATCAAAAAGTGTTAATCCAGCCACTTACTTCTATCAAAGGTCTTGGAGAAACAGCTATTAAAGAAATTCTAGACAATAGACCATTCAAAACTGTTGAAGATGTACTATTTAACGAGAACATAAAGTACAACAAATTCAACAAGAAGGCTCTTGACGTTCTTACAAGAACAGAAGCCATGAATGATCTCGTTGATAAACGTTTTACTGGATTAAAGCATTTTTGGTCTGCCTGCGTTGTTGATCGTCCAAAAACTAAAAAGAAACTAGATGAAAATATTGAAAAATATAAACCAGAAGGTGAATTCACAGATGATGAAAAAATTGAAAACTTAGTATCATTGTCTGGTGTTTATCCTATTAGTCTGGTTGTAGAGCCATCAGTTCTAAAGAGATTAGAAGAAAAGAACATTCCACAGATCAATGATTATGATCCAGAGATTAGCGAAGCAGTCTGGTTTATCACTAGATCAGTAGAAGAGAAACAGACTAAAAATGGCAAGTTTTATTGGATCTTATCTGTTACAGACGAAACTAATAAAATTGTCACTATTAAGTGTTGGGGCGTAGATAAAGCAAAGGACAAATTATGGATGAATAGACCATATCTTGCTAAACTGCAAAAAGATAGCTGGGGCTTCAGTTCAAGAAGCCTAAAGCATAACTTTAAACTATTGGGATAAAAAATGAGTGAAAAATACGAAGAACGACCTTGGGGACATTTTATTGTTTTAGACGATGAAGGTTACGGAAAAGTAAAACGTATTCATGTAAAACCTAAACAAAAACTTAGTTACCAATCGCATGAAAAAAGAAGTGAAGTCTGGGTTGTGCAACAAGGTACAGGAATAGCTATTCGTGATGGTCACGAAGTACAAGTAATGCCTGGTGCTGTTATTGTTATTGAAGCGGGAAGAAAACATAGAATTATAAATGATCATGATCTTGTTCCGCTAGTCTTTACTGAAGTACAAATTGGTGAATACTACGGAGAAGACGATATTGTAAGATACGAAGACGATTACGGGAGATCATAATAATGTATGATAGCGATAGTGAAATCTGGGAACAAATATATTTAGAGTCTGGCATTTACGAAAAAGGGAATCCAATCCCAGAGGTCGATTTTGATTTTTATATCAAGAACATTTCTGAAACAAATATCTATTGTTCAAATCAAGGTATAAAAAGACAAATAACGGAAGCATTAGAAAGAAACCCTAATAGGGAAAAAGTAGTTTATTTTTACTACAGAAAGTTTTAAAATGAAAATAGTAGCAACAAGTGGTTATTTTAATCCATTACACAAAGGTCACATTGAATATCTCGAAAGAGCAAAAAATCTTGGAGATAAGTTAATTGTTATCGTTAATAACGATTTTCAAGTTAAACTTAAAGGCTCTAAAGAATTCATGGATGAACAAGAGAGACTGATGATTATTAGGTCGCTCCGATATGTAGATATGGCAATTTTAGCAGTAGATAGAGATCCAACTGTCTGTAAGACGCTTGAAGTTATAAGGCCGCATATTTTTGCAAAAGGCGGAGATAGATTTACATATGAAATCCCAGAATCTAAAATTTGTAGAGATCTTGGGATTGCTATTGTTGATGGATTAGGTGCGAAAGTTCAAAGCTCATCATGGCTATTAGGCCGAAAGGATTAAAAATGTCAGAAGTAACACTACAATGGAAAAAACTAACTGAAACAGCAAAAGGTCCGCAAAAGGCGCATCAGGAAGATGCTGCATGGGATCTATATGCCGATTGTGAAAACGGGTTTGACATAGAGCCAGGAGAAACTAGAATTGTGCCAACTGGTGTTTCTATTATGCCACCCGAAGGTTGGGCTTGTGATATTCGTGGCCGAAGTGGAATGAACAGCAAAGGCAAGTTTGTTATTCTTGGACTTGTTGATTCATATTATACTGGCCCTTGGGGAATTGTGATGCACAATGGTACAAATAAAGCAGTAAAAATTTCGCATCATGATAAAATTGCACAATTCACTGTTCAAAAAGTTTATGAATCAAGGCTTGTAGAGGTTCAAGATTTTGATGTAAGCGGCGATAAGCGCGGTTCTGGTAGCTTTGGCAGTTCAGGTGTTAAATGAACCGAAAAGAACGAAGAACTCTCCAGAAACAAATGGGTAAGGAGGCTACTTCTACAATAGATTTAATGCTTAGTTTATCAGATGAATGCTTGACATGCAAAAAGCCTTATGATAAAATGAATAAAGAAATGGTAAAAACTTGGTCAGTTGAAATTTTTTATTCTCAAAAAAAGGTAGATTTATATTGCCCTGAATGTTTCACGGAAAAACAACAAAATGGAAAAAAGAACTGATAGGAGAAATCTAACATTTTATATAGATGAAATGATGCAGATGCGCTTCTATCTACAATTAAAGTATGATAGTCTAAAGTTTTGGGATTTTCTTCGTATGGTTATAGAATCTTATGTAGATCGTGATCCTACGCTTGTAGCATATGTAAATAAAGCCTTAGAAAGTAAGAGATCACACAGAAGAAAAAAAATGACCAAGAAAGACGAGAAAGAAAGCGCAGCATGTCAAAATGATTTTGCTTTAAATCAAGAAGAAATTGAGAATATATTTTCAATAATCGAAACGGAGAACCCAGATCTATGAGTCTGTTTAACTTTAAAACATGTACAGAAGCATGTGAAAAACTAGAGGAACCTTGTCCAAATTCTGAATGTAGGAATTGGATGAATTACGAAGAAGATTTAAACTGCGCTGTTTTAGCAGCAGATAAGCACGGAGAATTAACTTTAAGAGAAGTTTCTAAAAGAATAGGCTTATCTTTTGTTAGAGTAAAGCAATTAGAAGATTCGGCTAGAGAAAAAATTAAAGCGTATTTGCAGAATACGTACTAATTATATTAAAAATAATCCTTTTTAGGATTTATTGTACTATTTAAATGTTAAGAACCTTATTATATTAGGAGATATGATATATGAGCAAAAAACAATTGTTAGAAGAATCAACAGTACGCAAGTTTATGAAACTTGCTAACTTAGAGCCATTAACTGATCGCTTTATCAATGAAAGCGCACCAGGTTATGCCGAAGAAGAGGAAGAGCTTGATGAAACCGGATCTGCTATGGGCGGTTCAGCCGTACATGGTGGTGGTATGAAATTAGGCGCACATGAAGAGGATGAAGCTCTTGATGTAGGTATGGACGATGAAGGTGAAGGCGAAGGAAAAATTGACCCAGCCCTAGCTAAAGAAGCCATTGAAGCCCTATTAAATGTATTCGGTCTAAAAGGCACCGTCACAGACGACAGCGAAGGAGGTGATATGGATGTCGATAGTGATGAAGAGCCAGAAATGGACATGGATGACGACGATCTAGAGATGGACGACGAAGAAGACGAAGAAGACGAAGAAGAGGAAGAAGAAGAACTAGACGAACGTTATCACGAAGAAGAAGAGGAAGAAGAGGAAGAAGAGGAAGAAGAAGAGGAGCTAGACGAGAGTTATCACGAGGAAGAGGAAGAAGAAGAGGAAGAACTAGACGAATCAATGCACGATGAAGAAGAGGAAGAAGAAGAGGAAGAAGAAGAGGAAGAAGAACTCGATGAATCAGCCTTATCTGAAGATGAACTAGTTGAAAACGTTCTAAGAAGAGTAACTGCTCGTCTTATATCAGAAGCCAGAAGCAAGAAAGCTGGCAAAAAAGCTCCTGTAAAGAAAGAAAGCAAGAAAGCTTCCGTTAAGAAAAAAATGCAAGAAAAAAAGAAAAAGCTAGAAGAGAAAAAAAGCCATCACGGAAAAGGCCACAAAGTAACCCATAAAAAAGGCGAAAATCCAGTACTACATAAAAAAAAAGGTAGTGTAAAGGATGTTTGGTCTGGTCACAAAGATATGAAGTGGGTAGATTCAAAGGGTCCAAAGACAAAAGCCCCAGGTGGACACAAAACATCTGAACTAGCTCCAAATGGAGACCATGTTGTAACTCACGGCAAGAAAAGCAGCGTTACCAACAAAGGTAAAAACAAGAAAAAGACTGGCTAATACTGAAGGAAATCAAAATGCAAATTACCAGAGGCGAGCTAAAAAAAATTATAGCTGAAGAAGTACAGCGCGTAGCTGAAGAGAAAGATGAAGTTGAAACTTTGGTCGAAGGCTATGTTCATGGATACGCTGAAGATGCCGATGGAGAATTTGTTTCAAAAGATGCTCTAGTTGACTTTCTAGAGGTCATTGAGGAAAATCAAATTCCAAGACAAGCATTAGAAGCCTTCATGCAGAACATGCCAGAAGATTTAGTAACAAATGTACTAAAGGACGTGCTAGAAGATTAGAGTAGTAAAAACCTCCTAATATAAGAAACCCACCCATAAAAAGGTGGGTTTTCTTTTTTTAGGAAGTATGCTATAGTACTCTTCTGAGGTGAAAAATGACAAACAACGAAACGATTCTTTTTTTCTTATCTTTCCTTGGTGGTTTTCTGGTAAGGGGTCTTTTTACTAGAATGATTATGCTGGGAAAATATATCGAATACATGCAGGATTTAGAAAAAAAGTTTCTATTGCTTACTATTAATTTCATAGAATGGAAGTCTCATTCACTGGCAATTATGGATCTTGCTTATGAATACAGAAACGAGGAAGAACCAGAAAAAATTGAAGAATATAAAGCAATAAAAAATAAGATGGAAGAAAAATATGATAGAATTGGAGAACAATACGTAAAAGGTATAAGTGAAATCCTTCCATATAGGACAAAATATAAAAACTTTAAAGATGTGATAAATTATATCGAAAGGCATAAAAAATGAAGCTCAGATCTCCCTCTGATATTATAAGGGACGTTGTAAAGCGCGAAGCTAAACATCAAGACAATATTATAAACTGTGAGAGAATCTTTGTGGCTGCATCTGTTATAAGATGGGCATTTCAAGAAACACAAGATACTAATGAAATATTAGGGTATCTTTCTCAAGTTGAAAGATACTTAAAAGAGGAGATAAATTTAATCTGGTCAGAAGGAACAATAAAAGTAGCTTCAAATATTAAAAAAGGCAAATCATGAAAATGTATGCATTTGGATGGAAAAAGTACGAAAATATCTATACAGTACAGGTTAATGAAATCAATCAAAAAGATAAAACAGATTTAAAGAAAATATTTAAAGACTGGAATGAATCTGGGATTGGCTGGAATCTAAAGAGCGGAGACAAGATGATGTTCTTTAGTAAGCCATTTAAGGATCAAAAAGAATGGTTGTCTTGGGCAAAAGAATGTCCAATAAAGCTAACCGAAGTAAGAGCAAAAGCCAATAAAGATGAGTACGTAGAACTGAACTTTAAAACCAAAAAGAAAAGAGCTAAAAAATGAGTATCATTATCGGAAACAAGAAAACAGCTAAGAAGCCAGTAAAAACCCCAACAAAAACCCCAGTAAAGAAGGAAGTTGAAGAAAAAGTAGAAGAAGAACAAGTGCCGGGAAGTAACATCATTATGCTACCAGGTTTGGGTACTGAAACCCCTTCTAGAAGTATTGGTCTTATCGGTGATGTAAATGAAGAACGTGCAGGCGATGTTATTTATGCTCTTCTATCAATGTGGAAAAGCTGGGAACCTCCAGCAGAGAATCCAAAAGAACGCCCAGACCCAATTGAACTTTACGTAAGCACGCATGGCGGTTCAGCGAGTGACATGTTTGCAATCTACGATGTTATGAGAATGGTAAAGAAAGATTCAGATATCGCAACGATTGGTCTTGGAAAGGTTATGAGTGCCGGTGTTCTATTGTTGGCCGCAGGCACAAAAGGAAAAAGAAAAATTGGTAAGCATTGCCGAGTAATGATCCATTCTGTTCTTGCTGGTAGCGAGGGTCCAATCCATAGTCTTGAGAACGAGATGGAAGAGATCAGATGGACCCAGGATCGCTACATTAAAGCGCTTATCGCAGAAACAAAATTGACACAACAAACAATGAATAAATTGCTTCAAAAGCATGTTAACATCTATTTATCAGCAGAGGAAGCTGTTAAATATGGGATTGCTGATGAGGTGATCTAGGAAAAAAATTTAAATGGAAAAAAATAAATTAATTGAATCTTTCTTTTATCAAAAAGAAAACATGCTCTCTGATAATCTTATTGAGGGTTTAATCAGAGAGCAGTTTAAGAAAATTATATCAGAACAAGAAAAAACAACTGGGCAAATGCCATTAATCTCTAAAGACTTTGCCTTAAAATCTATACCAAATATAGAAATCGATGAATTGTTTTGGGCTGATATGTCTGCTAATCCAAGACCATTACCATTTGACGAAGATGAAAAATGGATGTATAAAAATAGAGGCATGTTAAGCTCATATTTGAAAAATATAGGCGGAAATACATTAGAAGAAAAAATAAAAAATATAGAAAACTTTTATAATGTAAAAACAAAACAAGATTTAGCAAAATTTGGGTTTAAGGCATCTACGAATGGTGAATACGTTTCATTTCTAATGTCTTATCTTGTATTCATTAAAACACTTACTAAGATATTATCTCAAATAAATTCATCATCGGCGGGTTTTGCTTTTGAAGCATTTTTAGCTGTATTGCTAAATGGAAAACAATTAGCTGATAATACAAGAATAACAGACATAGAGGCTGAAGAAAAAGGAAAGCCTCTGTACCTAAGTTGTAAGTTACTAGGAAAAAGCACTACGTCTGCATCTGGTAGTATAAAAAATCTACAAAAAGAATTATCAGATGGTAAAATAATTTATTATGTAATTGCAATTAAAAATCTAGAGCCTAGAAAACCTTTAGAATCAGAAGGTACTATTACATTTTATAAAGTTCCATTAAGTATGGATGATTTATATAATTTTTTTAAAGTTGCCGGCAATAGTGTAACTCAAGATAATTTTCGTATCTTAAAAAGATATGTTGAAACTTATGGTAAAGAAATTCCATCAGTAGAAAAAATACCAAAGAGATTAAAGATTAAAAATACAATAGAACCTGATGGACCCATTAGAAAAGTAGCAGAAGAAAAAGAATCAACTGAGGCTGAAGAAGAATTAAGTAATTTTGCAACATTTGAAGAATCATTGGCTTTTTTTAATTCTTTATCATTAGAAGAAAAATCTAAAGCAGTTCAGCAATCTAGAGGGTATTTATTGGCCGAGCAGTTTGTTATGTTAAGAAATAATATACCTAAAGAAAAATTAATAAATTTTGCTAATATTACAATAGGAAAAACAGCTATAGCTGAAATAGTTAATACGTTTAAAAATGAAATTTTTAGAAATACGCTTTCTGTAATAGCTAATTTAGCATCTGCAAATCAATTATTTAATGAATACCTTGCAGAAGGCATGAAAGATAACAGCAAAGCTGAACAATCTAAAAAACATATAAAAGAGTCAGAAACCAACATAGATTCAATTATGGAAAAAAAGTAATGGATATTGCATCATATTTATTATTTGAAGTCAAAAAGCGTCTTAGACAACAGTTTGTCAATCAAGACAAGCTAATGAATCATGTCTATGATAAAATTAATGCACTTAAAGATATAGGAATTGCTTCTGTTACTTCCTCAAATAAAACTGAATTTGGAATCGTTGTACGATTTGAAGATTCAGAAAAGTTGAAAAAAGGTGTTGCTAAGATAAAAAAGGCTTTAAAAAATAAAGAAGTATCTCTATCGAACGTAAACATGCCAAAGTTCTATTCTGCTGTCGATGTTACAAAAATTGATCGCAAGGATGGAACTGGCATGGTTTATATTATCTACAAAGCCGATCTTGCAATTCGTGATGGCCTTGCGTTAGAACATATAATAAAATATCTATTGTCTGGCGAGATAGATGATCAATTAAAAAATAGAATAGACCTTTCGCCAAGCGCAGATGACTCTGAGGTTATGAGTAAATTAAAGGGTGATTTTATTGATGTTTATAAAATTGCCTTAATCTCTAAAAAGAAACTAGAGAAAAAATTAGGCAAAATATCAAAAGTAAAATCAATAGGAAGCCAGAACAGCAAAGCTGATTTAGTTTTATATACTCCAGATGATAGAAGCTTTGGACTATCTGTAAAATTAGTGACAGAAGAAGGTCGTGAAGTCAGATTTACATATAATAAGAATCTTGGCTATGGCGATGATAAAGACACAATAATCTATAATCCATCAGGAAAACCTTGGTGGTTAGTCGGCAGGCAAATATTTGCCAGTAAACTAGGCAAAAGAAAATATCACCCAAAAGACGATGATATTTCGTGTCCAACATGGATGACGAACGCCAAAGAAGATAAACCAGATATTTATAAAGAAGCAATGGAAGAAGTTTATGAAAAAATGAGAGAAGTGCTTGTTCACAACCTTCGTAGAATGAAAATTAAAGAACTAGTAGAGATGGTGAACGAAGCCCATTTAGGGAAAAATGAAGAGCGGAATGAATATGATGGCTTTTTTAAGTTGACTTCCGACGTTGACGGTGTTAAACTAACATACTTGAAGAGTTCAAAACCAGACATAGAACAATTAAAAAGTATGTCAAAGAATGATATAATAAAAACAGAAGGCGCTAAAATCATTATTGCCATTCCAGGAATGGATGAATTAACTATTCACGGTGTTAAATTTCATAGCAATATGTTAAGCGACGATAGACAAAACTTAATGGTAAAAACAAGATAGAAAGGTAAGGTATATATGGTTGTTTATGAGAATGGAAGTTCTTTAAATTCTAAAATTTTGACAGGTGTAAATAAGTTAGCTGATGCTGTAAGTTGTACGTTAGGCCCAAAAGGTAGGAATGTTGTTATTCATCCTAAAGGCAAAAATCCTATAATAAGCAAAGATGGCGTAACAGTAGCAAAAGCTATTACTTACGAAGATCCATTCGAGAACGTAGGAGCGCAAATTGTTAAGCAGGCTTCTGAGGTTACTGCAACAGAAGCAGGAGATGGAACTACTACAGCTACGGTTCTTGCTAGGGCAATCGTATCAGGCGCTCAAAAGTATATTACGGCAGGAGCAAGCCCTGTCGAACTTAAGCGCGGCATGGATAAAGCTGTAGCGAAGATCACTCAAAGCATATCCGAGCTATCTAAGCCAGTTACGAGTATTGAAGATGTTGAACACGTAGCGACGGTTAGTGCAAACGGAGATAAGCAGATAGGTAAGCTTATTGCACTTGCTGTAGATAAAGTAGGTAAAGATGGAGCAGTTTCAATCGAAGAAGCTAAATCAGTAGATACAAGCCTAGATATCGTAGAAGGCTTCCAGATTCCTGCTGGCTATGTTTCTCCGCAGTTTATTACAGATGAACGGCGTGGTGCTCTAAAATACGAAAATGCAATCATCCTTGTCACTGATTACAATATCGACAGCCTAGATGAAATTATGCCAGCTCTTGAAATTGCAGCAAGAGAGAATAAGCCTTTTATTATCTTTGCAGAAAATGTAGAAGGTCAATCACTTGCTGCCATGATTCTAAATCTAAAACGTGGTAGTATGAAGGTAGCTGCAATTAAGGCTCCTAAATATGGCGAAGAGCGTAGAAATATCCTAAAAGATTTAGCACTTGCAACAGGAGCTACATTCATTACCCGTGAAGGCGGGATGAAACTAAAAGAAGTAAAGAGAAGCAATCTAGGTTCATGTAAAACAATTGAAGCTCTTAAAAACTGGACTACTGTTGTTGGCGGTGGTGGAAATTATAAAGAGGTCGAAGATAGAATTGAGGCTCTAAAAGCAGAAATCCAGCAAACAGAAGATATTAGAGATTGTGAAATTATCCAAGACAGAATCACAAGACTAGCTTCTGGTATTGCTATCATTCGCGTTGGTGGTCTAACAGAAGTAGATATGTTAGAGCGTAAACACAGGATTGAAGACGCTCTAGAAGCAGTTAAGAGCGCGCAACAAGAAGGTATTTTACCAGGCGGTGGCGTTGGTTTACTCAGATGTGTCGAAGATCTAGAAGTTGAAACCGACAACGAAGATCAACAATTTGGCGTTGAAATTATAAGGCGAGCATGTGTAGAGCCAATACGTAAGCTTGCAGAGAATTGCGGTGATAGCGCCGATATTATTATCAATGAATTAACAGTTCAATTAGCAAATGATCCTAAAGTGGGATACAACTTTGCAATCGGTAAATACGTAAATATGTATGAGGCAGGGATCTTAGATCCAGCAAAAGTAACTCGTTGCGCCTTACAAAATGCAGCATCTGCTGCGTCTACTTTATTAACAACCTCTCATGCTATTATAGAAGTTTAGACTATTTATAAGACGAGGAAAAACGAATGGATGAGCGCAATAGTTCTGGCGGTAAAGACCTAGAATCAATGATGATTGATATCAAATTAAGCACTGAGAGAGTTTATGCTAAACTTGATCAATTATCAACTAGTATAGCCAGACTAGAAGGTTCATTCAATAGAATGGATAAGGAAGTTTCAGAGCTAGAAAAGAAATTAATTATCCTTGATCAAGCTATTCCAGAAGATCTCTATAGAGATTTAACTCTTATAAAGAATGCACAGCAAACACAGGCAAAAATTATGTGGTTACTTGCAGGTGCATCATTAACAGCCTTAGCTAAAATAGTCGCAGATATTATGCTAAAATAAAGTACTTGAAAATATAAAAAAAGTGTTGTATACTATGCAGGACAGTCAGAGATGACTGTCCTGTTTTTATTTGGAGAAAGAATGAAGAACGCTAAAATAGAATATACTGTTAGAATAGAAACTATACCAGAAGAGGTAAAGCGTAGACTAGAAGAAGTTGCTGTACTTCTTAAAAACAATGCTTTGTCTATTAAAGAGGCAGTTTCTAATTGCACAGATGAAAATTGCTCGCGTGCAAATAATCTTATTCTCTCTGTTAGAGAAGATATATCTTATCTAGACACTATTCTTGCAGAATCAAATAATATTATCTCTGGGTATCTGGCTTTTAAAGCTGGAAAGTATGATGTACAGGAGCCACAAAATGATGTTTAGAACAGGGGATTTGCTACATATTCCGCAAGGAGTTGTTCTCTATACTCTTACAGATGATCAAGATCGCAAAAGTTCATTCTTTATTAGAGAAGATGCAACTTTTTTCTTTGAAAAAAGAATTATGAAACCAACTCTTGGAGTTTATTTGGGTAAAAAAATCGTTAAGAGATATCACGACGTTAACATTGATGGTGGTGAGTATTATCTATTTGATGATGAGTTAGAGAAAATGAATATTGCCCGTGGAGATTTTCATGCCAATTAAGATGATTAGCAAACCAGTAAAGAAAAAAGTATTAAAGATTCCGCCAAGACCAAAGACTTTATTTAGTGGACCGATTGAATGTTCACTTATGCCAATTGATCAATATTCTCATGCACCAACTGAAGAGAAAAGATATGGTAGATACGCACAATCAACTTATTCACTAAGTTCGTTTGGAAAAAATTCCTATATCGTGGTTGCCTATATCGATGTTGATGTTGAAAAGTATCGTGAACAAAATATTTCGGACGAACAAATCGTTAAAGGTTGTATGGAATTCTTAAATAAATCCCCTGAAGAGTCTAAGAAGAAAAAAGAAAGCAAGAAACCATATGGAAATTTACAGTTATACAATTATAAGATAATTAATAAATTTGGAAAAAACATTATTGCAATAGAGCTTGTGACAGATTCAAGAACTAACGATAAGTTCTGGGGGACGGGGAACAGATAATGCCTCCAAAGAAACAACCAGACTATTACACAATAGTGTTTGAAAAGTTTATTGATATTATGACAGATGCAGATAGGCTCTATTATATGCTCGTTGATCGCATAAAGGAAATGGTCACAGTATCGCCTATTGATGCTTGGGAAAATTCACCTATTCCAGACTTTACAGAAACCTATATTATTGTTAACTCTTTAAGAAAATTTCTTGATAAAAAGATAAACAATCCGCCAGAGGAAGAAGTTAAGTTTACTACCAAGAATAACATTAAAGATGTTCTTATGACAAAAGAAGAACTAAGAACCCTACAGAGTTTTGTTATAACACTTGAAGAGCAGAAAGCATTGCTTCAAGTTGAATATAATTTTAATTGTCAAGTCAACTAGCCTTGACAACAAAAAAGTATGCTTTATATTGTAGTTGTCGGTTCCGGCACCGACTTATTTTAAGGAGAAAATAAATGACACCCCGTAATTCACTAGACGTAATTTTTGACGATGTAACTAAGGCACTAGCAACAATGCCAACATATAAGCCACAAGGATATTCTCAATACACAGTAGATAATGGACACGTTATTGAAGTACCTGCTGTTGGCGCAAAGAAAGAAGATGTTTCTGTAGATGTAGAAAATAACAACCTTGTTGTAAAAGTTACTCCAAGTGTTAATTCAAAATACGCCCATTCATTTGAACGCAAATGGGTTGTACCAGCAAATGTAGATCTAGAATCTGTTACGGCAAAACTAGAGCATGGATTGCTAACTGTTTCAGTATCAAAAAGCAAGCCACCTTCAAAGAAAGTTACAGTTTCTGTAGCCTAAAACAATAGAATATTTATAATGACGGGAGGCAGAAATGCCTCCCGTTTTGCTTTGTAGCTACTATTTACTCGTATGATAACAGTTAAGATATTTGAGACAAAAACAAGACAAGATGGAATTGGTAGAGGTACGGAATATAGTACAATTCCGTCAGCAGGCGAACCAGTAGAAATGGGAGTTGGTGGCTTTGCTGGAATGGAAGAGGAATTAGAGTTAGACGAATCAACACTCTACGAAAAAAAAGATAGATGTTATCATCTAGCTAAAAGAAAATTTGATGTATTTCCTAGTGCATACGCTTCTGGCTTTATTGTTCGTTGTCGCAAAGGTAAAGTTGGAAAGAAAAAAAAGAAAAATGAATCGATAGATGAAGGAACCTTTGACAAAGAGAAATCTCAAGGTCTTCATGGTTGGTTCGCTCGTCAAGGCGCAAAAGGAAAAAGCAAAGGCTGGGTTGATTGCAACACTTGCAGAGCAAATCCAGAAACAGGCCGTAAAACCTGTAAAAGCTGCGGTAGACAAGATGGCGAGAAACGTAGTAAATATCCGGCTTGTAGACCAACTCCAAGTGCCTGCAATAAAGTAGGTACACGAAAGAAGAAAAGCTCAAAAAGAGTTTCTTGGAAGCCAAAAAAAGAGGAAAGTGAATGAAAATTCTAAAAGAAGAACTAAAGCAAATAATAAAAGAAAGTTTTCAAGAAGAATTAATTGTTGAACAAATCGGAGATGATTCTGCTACATTAGACGATGGTACACTAGTTTGTGAAGCATGTCTATATGAAGATTTAACTTGTGGATGCCCAGATAAATTAGAAGAAGGTAAATATCACGGCAAAACAGTTCCACTTGGAAAACCAATGCGTGGAGATGTAAAGAAATATCGTGTATTTGTAAGAGATCCAGGAACTGGCAATGTAAAAAAAGTTAATTTTGGAGATAGAAATATGAAAATAAAACGTAATAATCCAAAAAGACGTAAATCGTTTAGAGCAAGACATAAATGTAGCCAAGCAAAAGACAGAACCTCTCCAAAATACTGGTCTTGTAGAATGTGGAGTAAAAAACCTGTATCAAAAATAGTAAAATAAAATGCCTATTGTATATTGTATTAAAAATAATATAACAAATAAAATTTATATAGGATATACCATAAAAAGTTTAGAATCTAGATGGAAGCAGCATTTAAATCGAGCTTTTAAAAATAAAAATAATAATAAATTTTATAATGCCATTAAAAAATATGGTATCGATTGTTGGGATAGAATAATTTTATGTGAATGCATTAATAAGCAAGATGCAAAAATAAAAGAAATAGAATTAATAAAAGAATATAATTCTTATAATGATGGGTATAATTCAACATGCGGTGGCGATGGAAATAATAATATCAAAATGTCAGAAGAAAGTAATTTAAAAAGAAGTATGGCTTTAAAAGGTATACCAAAAAATTACAATAGAATGCATGGCAAAAAACATAAAAAAGAAACAATAGAAAAAATGAAAAAACCAAAATTAGATAAAACTAATTATAGAACAGAAAAATTTAAACAAAGAATGAGAGAAAAACAATTAAAAGCTTCAAAAAAAAGAAGATCTATAACAAAAGAACAATATTTACAAATTAAAAATCTTATTTTGGAAAATTATACTAAAAAAGAAATATCAATTATTTTATCGATAAAATATGATTTAGTAAAAAAATGGAGCTTAAAAGATTGGTAGAATAGGAATTATTATGGAACAAATTATAAATAACTTATTACAGATAGAACAACAATTAAGAATCTTTCATTGGCAAACTAAGTCATATGCCAGACATAAAGCGTTTGGTGATGCTTATGATGCATTAGGAGACCTTATAGATCGTTTTGTAGAGGTTTATATGGGAAAGAATGGTAGATTCACCTTACGTCATGGCGGAATAGAACTGGTAAACCTTTCAGAAGCGAGTACTTCTGAATTTGTAAATGCCGCTGTTTCTACGCTAACAGAGCTAAGTGAAGCCTTAACCGACAAAGACGGCGATTTATTAAATATTAAAGACGAGATGCTCGCTGAATTAAATAAGCTAAAGTATCTATTAACACTACAATAGGAAATTATTATGAAAATTACAGCAGAAGATTTAGTTCTTGCTTGGAGAAAACGTCTTCAAGAAAGCATGGAAGAAAGCATCCTTGATGATCTTGAAACCAGCGAGGAAGGAAAAGTTCACGTTAGAGATGTCTTAGAAAAAATTAAGAAAGAAGCTGAAAAAGCTACTTGGATTTTCTTTGATACAGAAACAACTGGATTTATGCCTGAATGGGAGCAATTAACAGAAGTAGCTGCAATTGCTGTTGAATTAGACATGGATACCAATAATTCAAAAATTATTGGTGAATTTAATAAATTATGTCATTTAACAGATAAAACCAAAAGAAAGATAGAGAAAGACAAAACGGTTGTTAAATTAGGAATTTATGACCCTAAATATCCAAAAGTTACTGGTCAAGTTCGTGGTAAAAGAGGCTATCTTGAACCAAAAAGAATGTCAACTGGTCATATATTAGATATGACTAACTATTTTAAAAATGTTCATAATAAAACGGCTGAGGTTGTCTCAGAAAAAGAATCACTAGAAGAATTAGATAAATTTATAAAATCTTTTCCAAATCCAATTTTAGTTATTCATAATGAGTCTTTTGATAGAAAATTTATTGATGGTAGAGCAAAAGCTACAGGAGCAAATGTAGATACTACTTCTTATAGAAGCACAGATACGCTACAAATATCTAGAGCTGTATTCTGCCCAGTTGTTACACTAAGCGATGAGCTAGCTCATGTTAAGCTAGAATTAAGCAAAGGCTCTAAACTTAATAAAGTCACCGGTAAACAAGAAGAAGTTATAAATAAAAAACTATCTTCAAGATTAGGCTTGTTAGCAAAAGCCTTGGCTGTTGATGCAACTCGCTGGCATACAGCTATTGCAGACGTTGAAATGTTATTAAAAGTTTTTGATAAGATGGTATCAATTCTTAAAAAGAATGCAGATATGGAAATTACTGCTGATTATAATGAAGTGATGTCAAAATCTATGAGCTATGCTAAAGAAGCTAAAGCAAAAGCTGATTCATTAGCTCAACAAGCAGCAGCATCTGAATCAGAACCCGCAGCTCCTGCTCCACAAAACGAAGGAAAACTATCTAAATACTGGAAAGATAGAGCAGTTCGCAAAGCTAAGAGAGCAAAAAGAGAAGAGGGAAATAAACAAGATAAAGATTGGGCAAAAGGTCAGCAGGATCTTTCGACTAAACTAAATAAAAAAATCTTTAAACTGTTCGAAAAAGAACTAGCCAGTACAAACGAAACTAGTGATGAAGTTACTTCTTTTTTAAAGAAGATGAAAAAAGAAAAAAGAAGAAAGAAACTTAAAATGCTAGAAAAGAAAAAAGCAAATGCTATTCCTCCACTAGAAAGTCCCAAAAAATTAAGTAAAAAGAAAGCTAAAAATCCTTATGCTGGTGAAAAGAAGCCTGGTAAAAAGTATCCATATGAAGGAAGCAGAAATGGATTTCAAAAAACATTAAATAAGAGAATTAAAAAGGCTGGCGGTTATGCTTTACCAATGGGTGCAGCTTATGGTGGTGGAAGTGCTGCGATGGAAGAAAGTCAGAAGATAGCACAACCAAAAAAAGTTGTTAAATCGAGGAAAAAAGATGAAAATAAGTAAATCATATCTTCATAAGATCATAAAAGAAGAGTTGCAAGAGTGCATGAATGATGCTATGATGGCTCCTGAAATGCCAATGGGTTATGAAGGTGGAGAGAGCGGAGTAAAGACATTTAAACTAGGCAAAGCACCAGCAAAAAGTGGTGGAGATTATGAATATGCTGGTCGTATGACAAAAAGTAACCTTTACAACATGGCAAAACATGCTATGATGCTCCATGATATTCTTCAAGACAACGAAAACGTAGAACCTTGGGTGGAAGAAAAAATTGCGGTTGCTACTGATGCGATGGAAACCGTTGCAGAATACATGGAATATGAAAAGGTGAGAGGAAACTAACTTGATGCAAGTTAAATTAGAAAGTTTAAAATATCTTGATGAAGCTGAAAGATCAAAAGTAACGGAATTAATTGTATTTGATTTTGATGACACTGTAGCTAAAACTGAATCAAATGTTATAGTTAAAGACAAAGAAACTGGAGAGGAAGTAGAAGTAATTCCATCTCATGAATTTCCAGGTCACAAACTAAAACCAGGTAGAGAATATGATTTTAGAGAATTTGATCTTGTAACTAATCCAAAAGAATTACCAGATACAATAAAGTTATTTAAACATCATTTAAAAGATAAAAACAATAGAGGTAAAGAAGTTTCTATTCTAACTGCAAGAGGACCAAATTCTGCTCCAAATATTAGAAAATATTTAAGAGCTACTTTAGGAAAAAGTGCTGATATAGATTGGATGCCAATAGTTGGTCTGGGTAGCAGTTCGGCACAATCAAAAGCAGATTGGATTCTTGAAAGAGTTAAAGATTACGGAAATGTTAAAACAGTTAAATTCATTGATGATGCTAAGAAAAATAGAGAAGCAGTAGAGGCACTTAATGGAAATGTAGAAATGCACGGAGTAACTGTAACAGTAGAAGATCCAGCAAGACTACATGAACCAGAATCTTATAAAAAAGTAGCTGAAATTAAGACTAAGAAATGCGAAGGCGCTGGATGTGGCAAAAGAAGAAAAGTATTATTAAACGTAAAACTAGGAGCATAGCAAGATGTGTATGATTTGTCGTGGCCTGCAAACAGGTAAATTGTCAGTTAAAGAAGCAACCGAAAAATATGAAGACATGCTTGATTTAATCGATGAAGATCATCAAGAAGAGATTGAAGAGCTGTTGGCAGAAGTTCAGGACGAACAAGACTATTGGACTGATGCAACAAGAGATTACTTCAAGATGGAAAATGATGATTATATGGATGAAGAAGAAGCCATTGAAGAATCATTAACCGAAGTGTACGAAGACGAAGATTCTGACGAATAGCCAGAATAAACAGAAAAGTGCTGAAAATACAGCAAAAACAAACTTTCTCTTTACAAAGCGAGCCAGACATGATATAGTCTCTACATCATGATAGCTCAAGCGAGCAAGGAGATAAAATGTCAGACAATATTTTCAACCCAGCAGATTACGAAGATGGAACTTATCAAAGAGAACACTCAACAAAGACAATGACAATGTCAATTAAGCGAGGTGATACTCGTCATGGTGAAACAAGCTACGTAACAATTGGGAAGAATAGAAAACTAAAACTAAGTCTATCAGAAGCTAGGTCACTAAAAGCTTTTCTAGATAGAGAACTACAACTAAAAGCTAGATAATCTCAAGCCACCCAACGAAAGAAGGGTGGCTTCTTCATTTAAAATATGGAAAAAATAAGATACAAGAAAAAATATTTATTTGAGTCCCCTAGTAGTACCCCACTACCTCCCTGGGAGGGGGTATTGAATCCAAAACCTAATAATATGGACCTAGCACTCTTCATAAGGGATAGGCACCAAAAAGGAAAATTAAAGTTGGCTTTAGGAGTACTTGGTCACGTTACAATAGAAGAGGTACTTATAACCCTGTTTAGATATATGCCAAAACATCATCAATTAGCAGTATCAGAAAGAGATTGTCAAAATATTTTCTTTATAGATAAGTCTACTATCGGATACATTAAGGGATATGCATGTTCGTCAGTTCTAACAGTAGATCCAATAATTACAAAATCAGAGTACGCAGAAGATAATGCTAAATTTGATTCAGCAATCATTGAGCAAGATGACTATATTTGGGAGGGAATTAAGATAGGTTCAAAAACAGTTCCAGTTCTAGATCATAACTTTTTATTGTCAAAATCAACAAAACTGATTGAGCCAGAAGAAGTAATTCATCATCTTAATGTTAATTGTTCGTTTGAACCGTAGGAAGCTCTGGAGAGGACAAGTCAGGGAGACTCGGAGCAGAAAACAGCTTTTTAGTAGAAAACACCTAGTTTAAACTTACACAAGTTGCTAGAAAGCTTCCTAACTGAAATTGTCCTGTACAGTAACACAAGTTTTTTTTGACTGCAAATGCAAACTTTTTAGAGTCTCGCTTAGAAAGCGCCGTGTTGTTCTAACGGCGCTGTTTTTGTGTGGTGGACTTCACAGTCGGGGCATGATAACCTCGCAAACGGGGCGTCCATGCAAAAACCAGCCGCCGCTATTGGCATTATATAATTATCTAGATGCCCCTAATACCGCCCGTTGCTCTATCGACAGAGTTTTTTCCTGCTTGACTACCTCGCCATGCCGTGTTAATGTCTCCGAACTCGCAGGGATGCACCTTGCTTGTTTTAATAAGGCTTAAAATGGCGAATGGAAAATGTTCGTATTGCTATCACTATAAAAAGATAGTTGATAGAACCCACAACAGAGCATCCTGCAAGGTAAGAAAGTACGACAAGGATCTTTGGATCAAAGAAAACAAAGAATGGGCGATTCAGTTTAAAAAGAATATGAAGAAGATTGGATATGGGATTGGAGCGATTATATCGTTTGAAAATTCAGATATGCCATATGTAATTCAAAGTGTTACCTTCGAACATATATCTAAAGATTCGCTTAGGGCATATGCAGTTTTGCCACTAGATAAAATTGATGATCGTGATGCTTGGTGGTATACTTTGCACGTTGCATATCCAACAGAGGATTTTCCTGGAATTGAAAAAGTAGAAATACTTTCTCCAGTAGATCCAGAGATTGTTGGTAGGCAGTTTCCTCCCGATTGGGAAACTGGAACGTATGGAATCCCGCATAACCTGAAAGACACGGTTCGCAGAACCACTAAAAAGAGCTGACGCTGCTTCTAAGCGCAGAGTTTTTTTGCGGTTGCACTTCACAGCGGCACCGTGTAGACTGCATCTGTTGGTTGGCGATTGCGCCTTTGCAGCGAGTCGCTACTCTAACGGTGCAGTTTTTTTGCTGTTGACGCTGCCTCTGCCGCGTGCTACAGTCTGCCCATGTTCGACGGTTGAGCAGCGTGGTGCTGTTCAATCTATTAACTGTCTGCGTAATAAAAGGTGAAACAAAATGGCTATCGACTTCAAGGCTGCTCTCAAGGTTATCCCTCACGTTGCGAACATCAAGAAGCCTGTTCTGCTTCGTGGTCGTCACGGCATCGGCAAGTCTGAGCTTGTTTATCAGTATGCAGCGATGCGTTCGCTGAATGTTGTCGAGCGTCGTGCTTCACAGATGACCGAGGGTGATCTTATGGGTTTGCCTTCGATTGAAGGTAACTCCACTCGCTGGAACGCGCCGGATTGGCTCAAGTCTGCTTGCGAGAATTCTGTGGTTCTTTTCTTTGACGAGATTGACCGTGCAACGCAGGAAGTTCGTCAGGGTCTTTTCGAGCTTACCGATAGCCGTAAGCTGAATGGTTGGAAGCTGCATCCTGAAACGCTGATCTTTGCTGCCGTTAACGGTGGCAATCATGGTTCACAGTATCAGGTTGGCGAAATGGATCCTGCCGAGCTTGATCGCTGGACCACTTTTGATCTTGAGCCTTCGATTGAGGATTGGCTCGACCATGCGAAGGGCAAGGTTACTCCCATTGTTTGGGATTTCGTAAACCAGAATCGCGCTCACCTTGAGCATAAGGGTGAGAATGAGCCTAACAAGGTTTATCCTTCTCGCCGTAGCTGGTTCCGTTACAATGAGTGTTTGAGCGAGAGCAAGCTAGTCGAAGGTCGTCCGGCAGAGTTTAAGCCTAATCTGCCTGTTGTTTACGATCTAGCTTGTGGTTTCATTGGTTTCGAGGCTGCTGTTGCTTTCCGTGACTTTGCAGAGAAGTATGAGTCACAGGTTACTGTTGACGATATCTTTGAGGGTCGTCACCATCTGACTGATAGCTGGTCAATCAACGATCACGTTGCGATGATTGATAAGGTTGTTGCCTCTGAGCGTCTAAAGACGCTTCTTGATAGCAAGACGATGAACAATCTTACCGCTTGGGGTAAGAAGATGCCTGGCGAAGCCGTTATGAAGCTGTGGAAGTCAATTGGTCCGCAGAACATCAAGAACGCTGTGAACTTCCATAGCCTTATGGGTTCGCACATGGTTCGCGTTATGACGGGTGATGCTGAAACGCAGGTTAACCCTGCGACTACTTCAACCAAGTAGTACAAGCCAAGCAGGATCAATATGGTATTGATCTTGACTTTAATCTAGAAACTTCCTGCAAAGGAGTAATAATGGATACTGCAACCGAAACTGATAATGCAGTCAACACCGCAGCACAAGAACATGAGTTTGATCTGAATATTAGCATTTATGCGCTATTGAAGGACGAGCCTTTCTTTGCTGCATTGTCCCGTCATATTGATAAAAAGCGAGTAGATTCTGTTGGTACTGCTGGCGTTACTGTAAATGAAGAGGGTCGCTACGAGCTTCATTATAACCTTAAGTGGTTTAGTGCGCTAACAAAGGAACAACAGCGCGGAATTCTCAAGCATGAGTTTTACCATCTCATCTTTGAGCACGTTACAACTCGAAAGCCAGATGATCGAGAGTTGTTTCGACGCTGGAATATTGCTTGCGATCTAGCAATTAATTCCCATATCCCTCGTCGTGAATTGCCTGATGGTGGTTGTATTCCCGGCGAAGGAATGTTTCAGGAATTGAAGCCGGGTCTTATCGCTGAGAACTATTTTGCCAAGCTCTGCCAAGAAGAGCAAGATCCGGGTGATGGATTCGATAATCACGATGGTTGGGGTGATGAAAACCAGCCTATGGATGAAGGCGTTAAGGAACTTGCAAAGCAGCGCCTTAAGGAAATGATGAAGGAAGCTGCTGAAGAGGCAAATCGAAAGAGCAGTTCATGGGGTACGATCTCTTCTGAAATGCGTAAAGAGATTATGGCGCGTATTATGGCAAAGGTAAATTGGCGCTCTGTTCTTCGTTACTTCATCAAGACTTCTCGACGGGCGGATAAGTCGTCTACTGTGAAGCGTCTAAACAAGCGTTTCCCATATATCCATCCCGGCAAGAAGGTTCGCCGTCATGCAAATATCGCAATCTCAATCGACCAGTCTGGATCGGTTGACGATATTATGCTAGAAAAGTTCTTTGCAGAGCTTAACAATCTAGCTGACTTGGCAACTTTTACTGTTATTCCGTTTGACAGCGAAGTTGGAGAGTCAAAGATCTTTGTATGGAAAAAGGGCCAAACTCGGAAAGCAGAGCGGGTTCTTTGCGGTGGAACTGACTTTGATGCACCGACAAAGTATGTCAACGGTAAGAACTTTGATGGTCACATTATTCTAACCGATATGTGCGCCCCAAAGCCTATTGCTTCTGTCTGTCAGCGAATGTGGATGACAGATAAGGATGGAGCAAATAATCCGTATTTTACTACAAACGAACGGGTTATTTCCGTTGACTAAGCGCTAACAAGGAGCGGCGAACTAATAATAAAATTCGCCGCTCCCTTTCCTTCTGGTGAGCTATGAGCAAGAATTACAATCTAAAGTGGTCTAAGGGCAATTCTAAGTTAAACAAAGATAATGGTGGGGTTTATAACATCGTTGGTTTTGGAATCCCAGCTAACATGAACTTCGTAGATAAAGATGGCGTAAAAAGAAATACTTGTCCATCTGCCCTAGCTTGTGTAGATATTTGTTATGCACAACAGGGTGCATATCTTTGGAGAACAGTTCACGAAGCTAGAGAGTTTAATCTGAAAGAAAGCCAGGAGGATACTTTTGTAGTAAAAGCAATTGCTGATCTTAAGAGAATGAAAAAGGCAAACACAATCAGAATTCATGACTCAGGAGATTTCTACTCCGTAAATTATTATGATAAGTGGTGTCAGATCGCCAAAGCGTTCCCTGAAAAGATCTTTTATGCATACACAAAATCACTAGACTTTGATCTGTTTAGTGCTAAACCAGATAACCTCAAGATTACCCAATCGCTAGGCGGTAAACAAGATCATTTGATTAATCTAAATCTCCCTCATTCTAGAATCTTTAGCTCTGATGAAGCTAGAGTAAAAGCTGGATATATTGATGGGAACGTAAACGATACACCAGCAATCGAAGGTGAGATTAATATTGGTTTAGTTTACCACGGAAATAAAAATCTAACCGAAGGACAGAAAAAATACTTCGGCTAAGGAACCAAGATGAATTGCGAATGTACCTTAATGAAGTTTGTAAATGCTTTTGAACAAATCGAATGGGAAGAGGACATTCCAGTTTTTTCTTTGATGAAAGACTATGAATGTGTAAGTTGCGGAAAGACTGTTACGATTGATGCGACGGAAGAAGTTTGCGAGAATCCATTTAACTACTAATTTTAACTGAAACAAGGAAAAACTAAAATGGCTATGGTAACTAAGACTGAAATCTTCGAAAAGATCCGTGAGTACAATGAGACGAACGAGCGTAAGTGTCCAGCAAAGGAACTTGTGAAGATGTTTGGCAAGCTAACTATTATTGAGCGAAAGGGTCTTGAATCTCTTATCAAGACTCTAAAGGATAATGGCGAGCTTCTTTCGAAAAAGGGTCGTGGCGGTGGTTTGTATCTAGCCGATGGTGTAACGAATACCAAGGTCGTTGAGGCTGAAATCGTTGAAGAAGATAGTACCGATACGGTTATTGAAGCCTCGCCAGTAGAAGTTGATTCTGAAATCGGCAATGATCCGCCAAAGCCAGATCAGAGCGATGAATCATACAACAAGCTGATGGATATGGTTTCTGGTAACATTGAAACCGATGAGCAATGGATTAAGACTAACTGGCCCGATGCTTGGACAGAAGAGGAAAATTCAGTATCAGAGGATGATATTGATGAACTCGAATCAGAAAGTGCGCCATTTTAATTAAATCAGCAGGGAACCAGTTTTTTAATGACTGGTTCCCTGCACTAGTTTGAGAGAACAATGCAGAGACTAATCAATTTAACAGAGAATGGAATGTATGTTATTCATACAAGAAAATTGACAGACAGGTATGAAAACAATTATTTATACGACGATAACTGCCTGTACGAGTCAATCGTATTCCTGTCAAATAGAGATGGTTCTGCAAATGTAGATAGGAGCGTTGAAACAAAACGGTATAAATCAGAAGATACAGCATATGCTGGGCATTTAAATTTATGGAGACATTACAGCAGCAAAATTTAATGGAGTTATAATAATCATGGGCGTTGTTAAATGTGTAAGCTGTGGAACTTATATTGATGCGTCTGAAGTTGTTTTAGTGCCTGTTGATGATACGCACGATGCTTCCTATTGTGTAAGTTGTGCGCCGGAAGATTCATATAATTCGCTTGAAAGCGACGAGGATTAATAAATGTCAAAAGTTATTCGAGTTAGTGTAGAGATGGTAGTTGATGATAACTACGATGTTCAAGAGATTATCAATGAGATGGATTATAACTTTAAGCATGACGGCATTATCGAAACTGAAATTGAAGACTATGAAGTAGTTGAAGGCGATACCGTTTACGGCTATTAGGAGATAAAATGGGGTATATAAAAATACCTAATTTGTATCAAGATAATGACATTCTACAATGGAAGGAATGTTATGCTCTTGAGAAAGTTCATGGTACTTCCGCACATATTCAATGGTCAAAGGGTCATGTTTCTTTCTTCTCTGGTGGAGAAAAGCATGAAAACTTTGTATCGTTGTTCGATGAAGTTAAACTGACTGAACAATTCAAAAGTCTGGAATATCCAGAAGATCTAGTTGTTCGTATCCACGGTGAAGCATACGGTGGAAAGCAGCAAGGCATGAGCAAGAGCTATGGACCAAAGCTACACTTTATCGCTTTTGATGTTCGTATTGGCGATAACTGGCTAGATGTGCCAAAAGCAGAAGATTTCTGTACTAAATTTGGAATTGAATTCATACCTTATGAGAAGATTCCAGCAACAATCGAGGCTATGAATGTTCAAAGGGATCTTGATAGCATTGTGGCTATCCGTCGTGGAATGGGAGAAGGACACATACGAGAAGGTGTTGTACTTCGTCCAACCGCTGAAGTAAAAATGAATAACGGTTCGCGGATGATTAGTAAGCATAAACGAGCCGAATTCCGTGAAACTAAAAGCCCAAGAGATGCAAACATTCCACCAGAGAAACTTGCCGTTCTAAAGCAAGCAGAAGCTATTGCTGATGAGTGGTGTGTTCCAATGCGTCTTGCCCATGTTCTAGATAAGATGAAAGTAAATGGGGAAGATCCAGGAATTGAAAAGACAAAAGATGTTATCGTCGCGATGACTGATGATATCTTTGCTGAATCTAAGGGCGAGATTGTTCGTTCGAAAGATGCTGAAAGAGCTATTGGCAGCAAGACTGCTATGCTCTTTAAACGATACTTGGCCGATAAGGTTGCAAAAAAATAACTGAGGCAAATAATGATTAATATTTGGAATGTTAAAGCTATATATCCATCTGGCGGTCATTTGTTGACCGATAAAAGCGGAATGACGCTTAGGTTTAAATCTGAATCTGCTGCGAATGACGAAGCAGCTATGCGTAAGATGAATGAAAAAAATAGCGGTATTCACTATATTGTTGTACCAGAACGAATCTAGTGCATATTCTTTCCGTAGAGTTTTTTTCTAGTTGACGCAGCCGGGCCGTTGTGCTAAGTTCGCATCATCGGCTCGGCGCTTGAGGTTACATGGAAAATGTTGTTTCGATCTTTACTGGTGAAGCTCCTTGCTATAATTTGAGTTTGACAAATGATGAATTTTATAACAGCGTCAAGAGCGATAATGGCACATTCATCGACCATCTTATTCATTGTAGAGAATGCATTATACGTCATAACCTTTTAGTTAGGTATAAGTTGAACGATTGGCTAACGAATAGCTTTAATAGTGGAGAATAAAAATGGATATGGATACAAATACGGAAAATGCTGTTGCAATTCCTTCTTATGTGGAAGATCCAACTATTCCTAACCGTATTAGTTCCATCACTTCAAGAGAAAACGCATCTGAGTACGATAAGAAATTCTTGAATAGTCTTAGAGACTATTACATGAAGTACAAGAGACTTACTAACAAGCAGTATGATTCTCTTCAAAGGTCAGAAGATAAGTACAGTCCACAGCGAATTGCCCTGAATGATGAGTGGGTTAAAAATTTCGATGAAGAGAAGCGTAAGGTTTTTACTCTGTGTTGCAAGTATTACTCGGTTACTCAATATTTTAACGATATTGCTCGTAAGGGTTTGAATGACAGTACTTTTATTCCAACCGAGAAGCAATATCGAGCAATGTGTGAAAATAATTACGCAAAGCGCCTCGTTCAAAACATGACGACAATTAGGTATCCAGTCGGAACTGTTATTCAACTACGCTCTTCCAGAAACAGCACACCAACTGTTGGAAGCGTTATTGAGGTTCTAGATACCATTACTCGCTTCTCAGCTAATGTTGGTGTAAGAGAGTATAAAGTAATCTGGATGAATGACGGAATGGAAGATTACGTCCAAGAGAAGAATCTAAAAATCTATCGTATGGGAGCAGGTAATTAAAATGAGCAAAATTTCATTTAGTGAAATGGAAGATATTGTTGATTCCTCAATTGAAATTGCTATGAACGCACTATTTAGCGATGAAATGCAAAAGAAGCATGGTTGGGATAGAGAATCCTATGAGCGAATTCAGGCAGAGACAATGATCTTCCAGGAAATTGATTATGAAGAAGGCGAATCACTCCATTAACCCAAACGATATTAAGACTCGTGATTATCTGATAGTCGCTATCATTACTGGTACGACTAAATCAGGTATTTATGAGGATGAAAAAAAGAAAAGAAACAAAGAAAGCTGTAGACGCTGGAAATATAATAATCAGGAGGATTGATGGCTATTGAAAAAAACAGTTCGTATAAAGTAGACTTCACATATAAGCATGACTTTCCAACACTAGGTGAACGTAGATATCGAGCAGATAATCTTATTAAGTACAGTATTAGCTGGAGGATAGCTGATAATTCATTCCTGAGAGACATTCACGAATCATATATCCAAGAGAAGAAGGAAACGGACTTCTGGGCTTGTATTGATCTTAATCAAGAGATTTCCCTACAGACGAATGTATCTGAGGTAGCTAAAAATACAATTGAATATCTTAATCAGCAAACACTTGAAGGTAAAAGTTTGTCTGAAAGACACATCCCTTACGAGATTCGCTTTGTAGACCATCTTGCAAAGAAAGCAGCAGTAAAGACACCAGAATACAAAGCCGCTGAAACAGCATTTAGTAAGTGGCTAAAGCGTCGTGAAGGTGTAGCTGCTGCATGGAAAGTTTATGCAGAAGAGCATAATGGAAGAATCCAAAGGAATCATTGGACAGCATACAACACTCAACCGCTTCCATTGGAACTTGACTTAAAAAACTATGCAAGCACGAAACAGACTAAAAACTTTAGAGCTGTTCTAGAGAAGAGTAGACCTCATAAGTTCTACCACGGTATGGTAGTCCGACTAAAGGAAGAGTACCTAGATAAGAGGGGTAAAGATCCGTTCTATTGGAACTACAACCCAGAGACTCGAAAGTCTGAACGGGTTGGAACCATTGTAGATAGAAATGGTGAACTGGGTAATGGTTCTTATGGTGAAGGTTCGAGAACAGTAAAGGTTATGTGGTTTGCCACAGGAGAAGAAACGGCAGTCATGGAAAAATGTTTGAAACTTGAAGAAGTTTCAGAGATACCAGCCGCCGCAACTGGTGAAACTTGACATTAAACGAAATATCAATAGCTACAGCGGGTTGCCTCCTACTATTAGCCGCAATCCATTTTATAGGAAGTGTTGTTGTGGCTATTTGTGGAGTTATCTATAGATTTGTTGAAGATCTAGTAGAAAAACTTTAGGAGGAACATCATGAGTAAACCACAAGCGTTGTACAAAACAACTATTGTTATTTGGACTGAATATCCAACAGACAATGTATCTATTGATACTTTGGCAGCTGAGGCTTGTACTGGAGATGCGTATTGCTCAAGTCAAAAATGCGAGCTTATATCCGATCCAAACAAGTTTCCAAATACTGAATTCTTTGGCGATGATGATGAAAACATCGTGGACAACGATTAAGTATTTGCAGCAGATGCTACTCTATCGGTAGAGTTTCTTTGTGGTTGCACTTCACAGGGAGCCGTGGCATACTGTCCGAAGTTGACGGTTTACACATTCGGCAGGATCGCTACTCTAACGGTGCAGTTTTTTTGCTGTTGACGCGCTCTTTCAGGCGTGATAGACTGTGCTGGTAAGGTTGACGAGGGCAAACTACCTTGGAGTGAAAAATGCGTTTTAGTGCTGATGCAATCCTTGATGGTAATTTTGGAGTTCATGAAGGAATGACACTCTCTGCTGAGAGTTATAATCTTCTGATAGACGATGTTCGTAACTCTGATAGATTCAATGCAAGATTTGCTGATTCAGAAATTAGCAATTTTGTAAACGTATTTCGAGAAATGCCACACGAACCTCGTTTGAATTTGTGGCTCGTTATTGCAGTCAAGAATATCAAAAATGCAGTAAACATTCATCCGCTTATCTCAAGTGAGATTCAAGAAACAATGAGCTTGCTATACAAGCCTCAGATAAGTTCACATGACCTCAGTTAACCAATATTACGAACGACTCTGGACGCTATTCGATTTCTATCAAAACAAGAAGATTCAAGACAAAAGCAACATTCAGCCGGTAACAAGTATTGCCGACAAGAAAGAAGAAAAAAATGCTGGTCAAAAAGCAAAATAGCGGGGAAGTAATCCTTGCTGGTGATGCGAACGGTGGTGAGATTGTACTAATGCAAGATTGTCACTTCCTAGTGATTCAACATCAAGATGATAATGGCAATGCTTGTCTTGTAGATATTGAGGACGGATACCTAGAGTATGTAAGTCCAGAAACTGAACTTACTATCGTAAAGCACATTCTTGTTATTAATCCTACTGAGGCAACTAAGAATTATCTTTCACTAGATCAGTTTGATAAAAAGCAAGTTTGGACAAGTAAGGATTCACTTCTGAGTAATCTGTTGCCTGATCCTGAGCTTGTAACCGCTCCTGAAAAGGCAACAGCCCCAGAACCTGAAAAGAGTAATGAAGTTCTAAGCGTAAAGATTCCCTCTCTTGGCAAGAAGAAGAAAAAGAAGAAGAAGAATCTTCAAGGTATTTAATAAAAAATAAAAAAGTGCTTTACACGCAGATTTAGCTGTGGTATAGTACTTATATGAATGACGGCCTGTGCATCGGCAATGCGAGAACGACTTATAATCGTTTTGCGGTAGATGACCGTCTAGACTAGGTTCGACTCCTAGCAGGCCGACCAATTGGTTGTATGTTAACCTTAAACATACAAAGCAGGTTTGGTGTGATCCTTTGAATCAAAACACTGTTTTTATGGGGATGTGGTGAAATGGTAAACACAGGAGACTTATTTAATTGAGCAGTAGAGGCGAAATCCTCTATCTGAATGGTGTCAAATTCGGTGAACCCTTAACTGGCAACGCCGAGCCAAGCAAGAATAGAAATATTTTTGAAGGTGTAGAGACTAGACGGCACCAACCTGACTGATCGAAAGATTAAAAGGTTAAGGCATAGTCCAGACCACAAACATCAAAAGATGGTAGCGAAAGCTATAGTGGTAAGAAAATCTCCCGGC